GACCGGTGAAAATGCCGGTACATGGGGTACAAAAACTAATACAAATTTACAATTAATTGAACAAATATCTGGTGGATTTACACAGCAATCAATAGCTGGCGGTGCACAAACTACAGCTCTTTCAGTTTCTGACGGAGCAACTGGTGCTGTCATGTCTCATAGAATGATAGAATTTACAGGCACAATCACAGGAAACCAGATTGTAACAATTCCATTAGACGCTCAAACTTTTTATTTTTTAAGAAATTCAACTTCAGGATCTTTTACAGTTCAGTTTAAATATGCGACTGGTTCAGGAGACTCGTTTACTTTTTCAGCAACAGACAAGGGCGATAAGATTGTTTTTGCTGCAGGAGATGATAGCACAAATCCAAATATTAAAACTCTTGCAATCGGAACTGGTATAGCAAGTGTTGCTGCTGATACATCACCACAATTAGGTGGAGATCTTGATACTAATAGTTTTAATATAGCATTCGATGATGCTCATGGAATTAATGATGAGAACGGAAACGAACAAATAATTTTTCAAACTACGGCATCTGCAGTAAATCAATTTGATATCACAAATGCTGCAACTGGTAATGCACCTAGCATATCAGCAACAGGTGGTGATTCAAACGTAGACATCGCTTTGATTCCAAAAGGAACAGGTGAAACTAAAATTGGTACAGGTGCAGCTAATGCAACTCTAACATCAAGTGGTGCACATGATTTAATTTTAGATACAAATTCAGGAACAAACTCTGGAACAATAACTATAACAGATGGAAGTAATGGAGATATTACAATAGCTCCTAACGGAACTGGTGTTGCTAAAGCCGTAGACGGTGGAGATAACACAGGTGCAATTAAGATTGCAGGTAAAGAAAGTATTTGGGTGCCAGCAGTTGCTATGTATCCTAACAGTACAAATGGTTGTGCAGATTTAGCTCAAGTTGAATTATCAAATGGTCCAGAAATTAAAACTTTTGACTTTGATAAAGATTCAGATGAGTTTGCACAATTTGCTATTGCTTTTCCTAAATCATGGAATGAGGGCACAATAACTTTTCAAGCTTTCTTTACAGCAGATTCAACAAACACAGGTACTGTTTCGTGGGGTTTATCTGGTGTCGCTATTGCGGATAATGACAGTATCAATACAGCTTTTGGTACACAAGTTGCACCAACAGCAAAAGCCCACAGTGGAACAGCGAACGATTTAGATGTCACAGCAGAAAGTGGTGCAGTAACTATTGCCGGTTCACCTAGCACAGATGAACAGGTATTTTTTCAAATATCTAGAGATGTATCAGAAGATACTCTAACAGCTGATGCAAAACTTTTAGGTGTAAAAATATTCTTTACTACTGACGCTGCTAACGACGCATAAGAGGATAGAATATGAAAAATATAGATAAAAATCTTACTATTGGTAAGAACACAAAAAATACTCAATCAAAAAAAACTAGAGGTTTTGGTTATCAGATTTTAGGTTTTGGATCCGGTGGTGGAGGTGCAAAATTTATATCAGCCTCTGGTGGGACTGAAACAACTTCAGGTGATTTTAAAATTCATACTTTTACAAGTCCTGGTACATTTTGTGTAGCTTGTGCAGGTAATCCTGCAGGTTCAACCACTGTAGAATATTTAGTCGTTGCTGGTGGTGGCGGTGGCGCAGGTCAAGGAAAAGGAGCTGGAGGTGGAGGTGCCGGCGGTTATAGAACTAATTTTCCAACTTGTTCTGCAACTCCCGTAAGTGTTCAAGGTTTTCCAATTACAGTTGGTGGTGGCGGTGGAGGTGGTTCAGGAGTTGGTCCTCAATCATGCGGAAGCCAAGCTAGTGCTGGAAGTGCCTCTTCAGGATTAGGTATATCATCATCTGGTGGTGGTAGAGGCGGTGCCCAAGCAGGAGGTGATCCAACAAATCGTGGTGGACCAGGAGGATCTGGCGGTGGCGGCGGAGGCCGTGGAAAAGGACCCGGTGGGGCCGGAAATGCAGGAGGTTTTAGTCCACCCGAAGGAAATAGTGGTGGAAAAGGAAATTCAGGATCAGGTGCTTGTAACGCTGGTGGTGGGGGTGGTGCCGCACAATCAGGTCAAAATGGACCCACTAGTCAATTAGGTGGAGGCAGTGCCGGTGGTCAAGGAAATCAAAATAATATAGACGGAAATAATCATTATTGGGCCGGTGGCGGCGGAGGAGGATATGGTGAAGATCCTCCAAGTGGAGAAGCCCCTCCAGGCAATCAAGGACCTGGAAATAGAGTAGCAGGACCAGGAGGCCTTGGCGGCGGTGGTGGCGGAGGTATATCTGGAGGACCAAATGGATTTACACCCGCAGGTTCATGCACAGCTAGTATAACCGCTGGTGAGGGGGGTATGAGTGCTCTTAACGCTGGTAGTGATGGTAGTGTTTCACCAACAACTGGAGGACAATTTGGTACATCAAGACAAATAGGAGCTAACGGTGGCCCAGGTGGTACAAATACTGGTGGTGGTGGCGGAGGTGGATCTCCAGGGCAACAACAAAAGTCAGGTGGTAGCGGTGGTAGCGGAGCTGTAATCATAAGGTATAAGTTTCAATAACATGGCACACTATGCAAAAATAGATGACAACAATGTTGTACTGACAGTTTTAACTTTGGATAACAGAGAAATAGTTGATGCTGAAGGAGTAGAACAAGAGACATTAGGTCAGAATCATTTACAACATCATCACAATTGGCCTGCTGAAAAATGGATTAAAACTTCATATAACACAATTGGTAACACACATAAATTAGGCGGTACACCTTTTAGAGGTAATTATGCTGGAATAGGTTTTACATGGGATGTTGACAATCAGATTTTTTGGCCACCACAACCTTACCCTTCATGGACAAAAAATACTACAACAGCAACGTGGGATTGCCCACTTGGAGCTCCTCCATCATTACCGGACGAACAGGTTTCACAAAATATTGCAGGAACGCATGATTGGGAATATCGTTGGAATGAAACATTACATCAAGGCGATAATACAAAGGGTTGGGAATTGACAGATCATCTAGCATAGTATATAAAAAAAATGTGGTATGCAAAAGAAAGTATTATTAGAAAAAATTATATATCATAAAAATGTTTCAATGCCAGAAGGCTTTGAAATTAATCCCATTGAAATAGCATCTAAAATAATAGAAACTTATATTACCGGTCAAAAATTAAATTTTTGTAAAGCAACTGATATAGTTGATACATATGTTAGAGAAAATTTAGCTGCCTATGAAGATGTTCATTTAGAAAGTCAAAATTATTCCGGAAGAATATGTTATTCAAATCAAGTTACAGAATTAGAAATAGATAAGAATTCTGATTTTACAATGCTATATGGTGTTCACATAAATGATTGCATAATTCATATTATGTATGAAAACGATGGAGAAAAATTAATGTGGGATATACCATTAAAAAATAATAAGTTTATTTTATTTTCTTCAAAAATGCCTTTTTACATAACTAATAAACAAGAAAATCACCATTTAAATATGATTTTAAAAATAACTTACACTGACAAATAATATGTTACTTGATGAATACATATGGATTTTTAAATCAGTTTTAACGCCAAGATTTTGTGATGATATTATTGAGTATGGTAATAGTTTAAAAGATCATTATGGAGTCGTGGGAGGTAAACAAATAAATGGCACTGAAAAACAAAAATTAAATCATTTAAAAAAAACAAGAGATTCAAAAATAGTTTGGTTAGAAGGTAAATGGATTTATAAAGAAACTGAACCTTATATTGATATAGCTAATAAAAATGCTGGTTGGAATTTTAAGTGGGACTGGACAGAACCAAATCAATTTACAAAATATAAAGTAGGTCAATACTATCACTGGCATCAAGATCAATTTACTCTTAAAGAATCTGAAAAAAGAAAGATTAAGGATAATAAAATTAGAAAAATATCTATGAGTTGTCAGTTATCACATCCATCAGAATATAAGGGTGGCGATTTAGAATTTTGTCTTAATGCAAAACCACCTGGAGAAAAGTCAAATAAAATTTATAAAATAGAAAAAACTTTGCCAAAAGGATCAATTATTGTTTTTCCTAGTTTTGTTTGGCATAGAGTTACTAAAGTCACTCATGGAACAAGATATTCATTAGTATCATGGAGTAATGGAGATCCTTATCAATAACATGAATAAATTTAATTTTTTTAGCACAACTTTATTTCATGAACACAAACCAGAATTTCTTAAGTCATTAAATAAATTTTCTAATAAATATATTAAAGAAGCTAGACGAAGAAATAAACAATTTAATGATTTTGGGTTTAGTCATCACTCAACACCATTAATGGCTGACACTAATTTTTCAGAGTTCGCATCATATGCGGGAAAAAAATGTTATGATTATTTAGATGAATGTGGTTTTGATATGAATTTATATAATTTACTTTTTACTGAATTATGGGTTCAAGAATTTGCTAAAAAAGGTGGGGGGCATCATAGTGCACATATACATTGGAACCAACATGTGTGCGGTTTTTATTTTTTAAAATGTAGTGATAAAACATCTTATCCAATATTTCATGATCCAAGAACAGGTGCTAGAGCTACAAAGCTACATCTTAAAAAAAATGATCCAAGTGAAGTTAATCCTAGTGATGAACTTATGCATTTTAAACCACGACCTGGCGATTTAATTATATTTCCAGGTTATCTACAACACGAGTTTATAGTTGACCCAGGATTAGAGCCCTTTAGATTTATACATTTTAATCTTCAAGCTATTTTAAAAAGCTTAACAAAAAATGTCTAATATAAAATATTTTATAGAACCTGTATTTAAAATAGAGTTTTTTAAAATAAAATGTATTAATTTTAAAAACAAAAAAGAACACATAGAAAAAATATTAGATCAATATCCTGAAATACCTTTTCCTAATTTTTTTAGTAACAGAAACAAAGCAAATATAACTTGGGAATTACAAGAAATATTTAAAGATGAGTTTGAACTTATAAATACAAAATATAATAGAAAAATAAAAATAGATAAAGCATGGTCAGTGACTTATGATAAAGGACATTATCATGTTCCGCATAATCATAGTTCAAGAGGTTATACAGGTATAATATATTTACAAATGAAAAAAGATTCTCCTAGAACTACTTACATATCACCTTTTAATAATGAAAACGATGAGACAGTGTTATATAGTCCCGAAGTAGCAGAAGGAGATATAATGATTGTGCCTCAGTTTATTTTACATTACACAGAGCCAAACAAAACATTTTTTAAAAAAAGAATATTATCATTTGATTTTTTATGAGTTTTAAAAAAAATAAATATACTGTAATACGTAAAGCGATATCAAAAGATTTAGCTATTTTTCTTGCAAATTATTTTTCTATGCAAAAACAAGTTTATGATACTTGTCGTGAAGCAAAATACTTTTCACCATTCGAAGATATTATTGGATTTTATGAAGCTGAAGATGGTCAAATACCAAACACATATTCTCAATATGCAAATACGGCTATGGAAACTTTATTACTTAAATGTCAACCAGATATGGAAAAAGCAACAGGTTTAAAATTATATCCCGCTTATACATATGCAAGAATATACAAAAAAGGTGATGAATTAAAAAGACACAAAGATAGATTTAGTTGTGAAATATCTACTACGATGAATCTTGGTGGTGATGATTGGCCTATA